ATTGTCCTCAGCTTCTCGCAGGTCTGTGCCGTAGTAAGCACCAAGAATCGACGCTTCAAACGAGCATTCGTACTCCTGCAAGTATTGATCTTCGCTAATCTGCGCTCGTGCAGCACTTAGCTCAGTGGTAGGCAATAGCCCAGATTCTGACGCTGTGAGCTTGAGACAGAACCATTCGCCATTACTCTTGTTGGCTTGGTCATATATCTGCCAAAACTGGTTCTTGCCCTTTGGTGTGCCAGCAAACACTGCCCAGCCCTGTTTGTCAGACAAAGTAGGACGAATGACGTTACCCCAGACGCTAGGTCTAAAGTCACCGTACTCGTCCATAAACACGCCTGAGAAGCCTAATCCTCGCATAGCGTCTGCGTTGTCAGCACCAAACAAGCGTATCTTTGCGCCTGTAATCAACTCAACGGTCAATTCGGCTTCGTTTGAGCTTTTAAGAACAGGCGCTGAGAAGTTTTTAAGGTAATCCCATGCGACCGACTTTGCCTGTGAGCGGTATGGGCAAATATAGGCATATAACGGGTATTCGTCCTTGCTCATTAGCGCCGCACGAACCAAGTCGTTAATCGCCGCTACGGTCTTCCCTGCCCGTCTATGAGCAACTAGGCAAGCCCATCGTTGCGTCCGTGCGTGAAAGCCTCTAAAAGACTGTCGTGGCGCATAAGGCAGGGTTATTTCTCTGCCCATTTAACCACCAAGTCACGCCCATCAAAGCCAGCAATCTCGTGGCGGTCTGTTTCTTTCCATCGAGCACGAGTCTTTAGCCAAAAAATAGCCGCAGCGGTGTTGCCGTTCTTAGCTTGTTGGAACAACGTCCCCGCAATAGCCGAGTTAGCGTCAATTCTGCCTTCGTCTAGCTGTTCTTGGTAATACTTGGTCAGCGTGTCAGCAGAAATCTTTAAACGCAGGGCAATATCCTCGTGCGTAACACCAAGCGCAGACAGCCTTTTAGCCGTATCTTGGTTCTCTTTTGTCACTTTATGAGCAGGTCTGCCTTTCTCAGCCATTTTATAACTCCGCTAAAACTGCTTTTTTGCCAGTAAAGTTTTCCCATCGCTTTACTATTACGTCACAATATTTGGGGTCTAACTCCATTACACGAGCCTTACGACCAGTCTTTTCACATCCAATCAAAGTGCTTCCACTTCCACCAAAATAGTCCAAAACTATGTTGTTTGGCTTAGTGCTGTTTTTAATGGCACGTTCGCTTAACGCTACAGGCTTTTGTGTTGGATGGACATACTTGCTGTCTTTTGCAATTTGCCATAAATCTGTTTCATTTTTTACGTCTGGGTCAACTAAACCATCAAACAATATAAACTCATGTTGATGCCTGTAACCCTTACCTAAACCAAAAACATTTTTAGCCCATACAATACAGGCTTTAGGTTTAAGCTCTAACTGCAATAACCCATAAAACGCCCAATTACAGCAAATGTAATAACTATTGGGTTTGTTTACATTAAATGTTTGCAACCAATCTTTTATAAATTCTGCAAACTGTTCTTCTGGCAAATTATCGTTTTTAATAACATCAAACTTACCTGAGCGTCCATTAAACGCCACGTTGTATGGTGGGTCAGTAAACACCATGTCTGACCGCTGTCCTTCCATCAACTTATCCACAGCGTCAATGCTGGTGCTATCCCCGCACATAAGCCTATGGTTGCCTAGTATCCATATATCGCCTAGCTTAGTAATCGGTTCAGGCGGCGGTTCAGGCACTTCATCTTCGTCAACCAACCCTTCGTTTACTTCCGTTGGGTTTAACAAAGCATTTAGCTCATCGGCGTTAAATCCTAATAGCTCTAGCGAGAACTTATCCTCAAGCAACTCGTTTAACTCGATGGTAAGCATATTGTTGTCCCACCCTGCGTTTAACGCTAGGCGGTTGTCAGCAATGATGTACGCTTTTTTCTGTGTTTCGGTCAGGTCTTTTAGCTCAATAACTGGCACTTCCGTCATGCCTAGCTTACGAGCCGCCATTAACCTGCCGTGGCCAGCTATGATCCCGTGTTCCCCGTCCACCAGGATTGGGTTAGTCCACCCAAACTCTTTAATGCTTGCGGCTATTTGCGCTACTTGTGCATCATCGTGCGTTCTGCTGTTTTTGGCGTAGGGTATTAACGCCTCAACTTTAACTTGCCTGATTTCCATATCCACTCAATTGTTTTAGAGATTAAGATAGGTTAATTATAGGCTATTTCTTTTGGTGTCAGCGATCCAATAGCAAAACGCTTTTTAACTATAATTTAACGCTTTCGCATCATTTCGTAGTCTGCATTGCTCATAGCGCCTTGACCCATACCACGGGACATAGGCATTGGAGCGGGTTTAGCACCCATTGCGCCTTGTTGTGGGATTGCTTGACCAAACATTGATACTGGCGGCTGGGGATATTGACCTTGTTGCATTGGCTGACCAGTCATCGGTACTGATTGCATACCGTAATCAGGTTGTGCTGCCATTGCACGTTGAGCCATTTCCATGTCTGAGCCTGACATACCACCTTGCATTGATTGCAGGAATTTCTGCATTTGTTGCTGTTGCAGCATTTGCGCTAGTTTTTGTGCTTCTGGGTTTTGTACGAGGTCATCCATAGCCGTTCCTATTTGAGAAAGCGTAGTTGGTATAGCGTTGAGTCAATCAATTGAGCTATTTCGTCAATAATATTCTGTAATGGCGTGTCTTTTGGCAACTCTTTGCGGATTTCTTCAACAAAATCACACAGACTTTTGAGGTATTTCTGTGGCGTTTTAGCCAAATGAAAGTCATCCGGATAGGTTTTTATCTTGTCGTATTTGCCTTGATACGCTTCTGTGAAGTCATCAACCAAGTCTGGGATGGTTTCATAGTATTTTTGCAACGCTTTATGCTCTGCGTAACTTTCCGTTTGAAAGTGCATAAAATGAGCATTGGTTGCGCTATGTAGCAGCGTCGATACGAATACGGCTGGATAGTCCATTTACGCCTCGTCCTCAATGGTGGCTAGGATTATTGTACATTGCCCACCTGATTTAATCACGCCTCTTGTAATTGTGATTTGGTCAAATTGCTCGTCATCGTCAAACACGCCTGCGTCTTGGAGACTGTCCAACAGGGCTTTTAGGCGGTTGTCTAGGTCTATTTTGCGCTTATCCCTTGGGAAGATTGTAATTATGGCGTGTAGGCGCTTTTGATCGAATTTAGGGATATTGTTCTCAGCAACGTATTCTTGAACGGCTTGTTTGTAGTCCCTTCCCTGCTTGCTTAGGATGGTGCGCCCCCTAAAGTTGTTCCAGTATGAGTTTACGGATGGAGGGAGCGGTAATCGCATCGTTGCTAACATAAAGCCTCTGTTTGAGCTAATAAGTCTTCTTCGGATACGCCGTAATGCTTGGCAAATGCTTTGCGTCCCATGCCGTGAACGCCTGTGTTGCCTCGATGGTGTTCAGGGCATAACCCTATTACTGGCGCTAAATCTCTGCGCCCAGCGTGTCTGATGTGGTGTATTTCACACGGTGTTTCGCCATAACCCAAGTGTCTGCAAAGCGAGCAACCAAGCTGTGCAAGTTTGTCGTAATGCTTTTTCTCAGCTTTCGTCACATTGTTCCTCAGTCCATTGCTGTAGCTCGTTTGTCAAAAGCTGCATATCTACCGCAACGTCAGCAGCTTCTTCAAACTTGGCTTTCAGGATCAACTGGCGGTAAATCTTAACAGCCGCCATCAATTTAATTAGGGTTGAGCTGTAGTCAATCATTTGTGCCTCGCAAAGTTTTGATGATATTTGTCTCTCGCTTCATGCGCTACTAATTCTGCCAATTCAATGTCTTCAAACATTCCAAAATGTATTCTTTTTTTATTTATTTGTAATTTCACAACCCATTTTTTGTGTTTTTTATTCCAACAAACATTTTTTATTCCTGCTTTGTTTGTGCAATAAAGTTTTGCATTCATTACATTTTGAGATGTTGATGCTTCACGCAAATTTGCAAAATCATTATTTAACGGATTCCCATCTATATGGTCAATTACTTTAGGCAGATACCCGTGGTGCATTAAAAAAATTAACCTATGATTTTTATACAAAACATTGTTAATTTTTGTTTGCAAATAGCCTCGCCCATCTAAACAGCCAGCTTTTGTTCCTTTTATTTTGTTAGCTGTTCTATTGACTTTCCAATACAAAACACCTTCTTTGTATTCAAAAAGTAAGTTTAATAATTCTTGCGTAATCATATTTCACCCCATCTAGGCAAAGTCATCACGGAAGTGCAGCAACAGGACGGTGATGAAACGTCTTTTCCCCCGCTAAAGGTAGTTGCTGCGTTATTTTATTTTACCATTTTATCAATTTGACGATTGTTATACTGTTCCATTTTTAACGCTTCAAAACGCATTTTTGCACTTTCTAGCCGCCAACGCAGTAATTCTGCCTGTTCTGTAGCTTCCCCGATAGCTTTGCAAAGGTTCTGATAATCAGGGTGTGCGTAAGCTTCCCGTTCCTGCGCTCCGATAGCTGTTTCGTAGCTTTGCTTCATCAAAATGGCTTTTAGGCTAGATTTGTAGGTTTCCAGCTCTGCTAATTTGCCTTTTGCCGCAGCGTAGTCAGGCGCTGTTTTGTAGATGTAGTCGATTGCATCGTGTTGATCTTTCACGCTGCCTCCGCTACTTTTTGAGCAATCCGTGACCTAAATTGCCCCATGTCTTCGCCGGGACTTGGTGTCATACCCAATTCCCTCGCTTTATCCATCGTCAATTGCTCTGTTGAATACCAAGGCAAAGCAGGTTTTTTAGGTTGTTTAGGCTGCATATCTAGCTCATCGTAATACCGACCTTGATTTAGCCATGTCGCTGGGTGCGGTATGTACTCTGTCGCTGTCTCTTTTAGTTTCCAATACTCAATATGCGTTTCTAGCGCATCAATTGCTAATTCCTGCTCATCTATAGGAAGCTTGGCAAACGATTGCATAGCGGTCTTTTTAGCGACTTTGCGAGGGTATTTGACCCAGAACTCATCAAAACTCATTTGTCTTCCTTTAATAGCTGAATAACAGCGTAGACAGTAAGACCAAGCAGCCCAATCATTACAACAAAAAACAAAATCAAAATAGCTATGTTCATGTGTTCTTCTCTTTGAGCTTAGCTTGCGCCCATTTTGCCCCCTGACAAAAAGATATGTCACCGACAAAAACATCAGGTATATCATCCAAATTTAACTCGACCCATTCTTTGCGTGGTGGTGCGGTGTAGAGTGGTATGTCATGCAACGGTGTTTGCAACCAATTAAATTTGTACTCAATCGAATATTCGTGTTCAGAGTTTGTCATCCACGCCACAGGCTCTTGCTTCTCTGCTTGCTCATACAACTGCGCCTCAAGCTCACGAATACGCTCTACCAATACGGCTTGCTGATCCCAGTCAGGGTTAAATTGCTTCTCTGCTTGCTCAATGGCTTGGCGTAAAGCTTCAATTGCTTTGTCTGTATGATGAATTGGTCTCGTTTGCATTGTGTGGTACTCCAAAGCATTTAACGCTTGCTGCATTGCTTCGATGCTCATGTGTTTCCCCTTGCTCTGATTGCATCGGCACAATCATAACCATCGGGCCAGTCATACCCATCATTATTGCGGTCATTGATGTAATCATCGTGTACCTTTTCACACGCTTTGGCA